CAAGAGACCGTTTACAGCAGTAGTAACCCTACCAATATGGCAAGCCCCAGTGTCACCGATGACATCTAGATCAGTAGTTGTACTCTTGGCACCAGTAAGGTCTACATAGATCACAGTCTTAATAACATCACCAACACGGTTAGTTATAGCCCTATAGTCAGCAACAGTAGCTGCCATTACTGTAGAGGCATTCATAGCATCACTAGTGATATCTGCTACCTGATTTAGCTCTGTTACGCTAGCGGTAATGCCGTCTAGTGCATTGAGTTCACTAGCAGTTGCAGTTACCTCAGTACCGTCTAGCCAGAGCCGACCGATACCTAATTTACTAATTGTATTACTCATCTCATTTCACCTTTGTTATTCTTTAAATTTTACTGCTCGTTTACCAGAAACTTTGGTTTCAGTCACCACTGGTTCTGGGTCTTCCTGAGTTGTCTCTAGAGACGCTTCAGACTCTTTTGGATTTACTATGATTACTGAGTTCTCAGGTACTTCAAAGTCTTCACTGTGGTTCAACACATCAGTAGCCTTAGCAGCATCCATGTAATCATGATAGAACTGACCCCGCTCATACTCTACACCGTAATTGTTGTAATGCTTCTCAGACACACAGCAATACTTCTTAGCTTCCCTACGGTAAGCCACATAGAAACCCTTACCGTACTTCTCTTCTTTCTTTGCGTTCTTTAGTGCCATTAGTTTCTCCTCCAAACAGAGAACCCTGACTCCGTGTTTTAAGCAGAGCCAGGGGTTAGATTAGTTGTTACGCGGTATGAACCATCCAGTCAACAGTTACGAGACCAGAGGCGACTACACCACCAGCAGCTTCACCACTAGCAGCCCAACCATCAGCGATGTTTAAGTAGCAGTCAGCCGCTCCAGTGAGAGCAGTGGGGGTAGCAAGAGCAACATAATTGTGCTCAGCAGTCCCGTTTACATCGTTCACGGTCTGACCAGTCATAATATCCTCAAAGGTAGCAGTACCAGAGAGAACAGATACAGCACCGGAAGCGATCACAGACCCAAGACCAACGTCCGGGGTATCGGCTGTAATGTTCCCGTCACTCTCCTGAAGAGAGAGAGTAAAACCAGCACCAGTGACCGTTACGATATCAGTAGCAGCGATATAGGCAAGATCGTCATTAAAGCCAAAGAGCTTTACACCGAAGCCAAGATCAGCACCACCAGCGATAGCCGCAGCATTAACGGGGAAATCCACAAGACGCACAGTAGTACGCATCTGACCCCCGCCAAGAGAGAAGTGATTTACATCTTTAGACATTTTATTAGTCTCCAGTTAGGGTTAAGAAGTAGCGACCATGTTAACCAAACAAGTTGGCTGAACACACTGGCGACCATAGACAAAGAGAGTACGCCAGTATTCACCGAATGAATCCGGGATACGGAGGGTCTCAGTCTTTGTGATCTGAGCAGCAAAAGAAGCCGCCTCTTTAGTTCCAGCTACAATATAAGTATTGCCAGCTAGGGTATAGAGGTTGTTGTTCTGGTAAACATCGGTACGATCAATCCGGCCAATGAGACCAGAGCGGATTACACCAGTGCTGTCGCCAGTTACGTCTGCCCTACGAAGATCACCGAGCTTCAACATGGAGCTGTACCAAGCAGGAACTACTACAAAGCGGCCCTCACTCGGAATGTTCGCTTCGTCAAGAACCTGATTGATCTGCACGATGTAGTCAATCGCATTGACCGAAGTAATCGTCTCGGGAGCAGCAGCGGTACCAAGATCAATGTTGTTGCTGATAGCACCAGCAGTAGCACCAGAGTTGTTTGAGTCCGCAGCAGAAGCCAAGTACTCAAGCACTTCCTGATCTACTTCAATTTTGATACGCTCAGCAGCATCCTTGGCAAACATAGAGACCAAGGGAAGGTCACTCTGAACCGCATCAATGTCGTCAATACGGAAAGCAGAGTAGAGACCCTTGTCAATCCGCATTGTCAAGGAATCAGTCTCCGGAACTTCGTAGTTAATAGTCGTACCTACGGAGTAAGGAGAAGTCGAGATCGTAGGAGTCCTACGGATAACGATCTGATCGCCCTGAGCTTTGATCTGACCCTGATAGTCAGTGTTAGTGATGCTAGTCCAAATTGAGCTAGCGTAGAAGTTCCTAAGAACCTTGTTTGCGTAAAGCTGGGGAATGAAGTTGTTACCATCTCCGCCCCAAGAACTATAATCAGCGCCAGCGTATGCCGGAGCAGCACCCACATTGGGTGGACGAGTTGATCCTACAGCCATTTTAAATCTCCATTATCGTTTGGCTGATCTCTGTTGCAGAAGCGTTTCGTAGTACTTATCTATCTGCGCTTCTATCTTCTGAGCTTCAGCCGGGTTATCTTTATATCGGCCCCTTGCGGAGTCATCATAGAACTTATTGATAAAATTCATATCAATGTTCGATTTGTTTCCTGGTTTACCTGGGATTTCTACGCCACTTCCGGTACCAATCGGAGTGATATGTCTGTCGAGGTTACTAGGAGCCTTAGAGCTTTGAGTATATCTATTAAAGAAGTCTGCAACACGAACAGCATCCCTGGCCGCTTCAGCCTTCTGGAGATAATACTTACGAGTATACATATCTCCTGGGTCGGGCTCATTAAGCCAAGCTACGAACCTCTGATCTGAGTTAAGCTGTTTATAATTCCGACTCAGTGACTCAAGCCGACCAAGGAACACATCGTATTCCTTCTGTCGTTCAGCTACTAACTGAGCTTCTAGGTCTTTCTGCCTCTGATTCTCGGACTGCTTTAGCTTCTCTTCAAGAGGTTTGATTCTTTTCTCTTCAATAGTTTTGACAGCTTTCTTTACAATATCTAGCCCGTCTTGGCCAAAGACTCCAACTTCTTCTTCAGAGAACTGCCCCTCGAAAGGGTCTTTATTCTCTTGTTTCTCAGTTAGCATCTTCTCAAATTGAGTCATTCTCTGCATAACAGAATTCAGACGTTCTTTGAGATTAAGATTCTCCAGACGGAGACCATGCACTGTTGTATCGGTTGAGGCTTTATAGTTAATAAAGCGTTTCTTCCAATTGGTTCGTTGCTGTCTTTGCTCTTCAGAGTCCTGTTCTTCGATTTCTAGTGTATCTATCTCAACTTCCGTTGCCTCTGGCTCTCTCAAGCCTTCGGTTACACTAGTTGCTTCCTGTACTTCTTCTGTGTCAGTAGCGACTTCCCCGGGAGCCGGGTTACTAACAATACTCTCAGCTTCTTCGTCAAGCTTCTTAATAATGTCTTCAGCACTCATTTTGGTTTCTCTCCTTTGCTAAGTGATTCTTGTGAGCTACAATAGTAGGGTTCACTCTGAGACTTGCATTTATGACAAGAACTCCTTTATTGCTAGCAGGGCTTGAACATATCCCTGATACAATCTTGTATCCTCCCTCTGCATGACCAGAATCTTAGTCTGTTCGTCTATTGTCTGGTCAATGACACTAAGCAGAGACCTCATATTCCCTGCTTTACTGTCGCTCCTCTCTATTTGGGTTGCCTTGATTTTCATAGGCTAACCGTTTCTTTCCATTCGCTTTGTTATAGTATCAGTTGGGGACTCACTTTGTGCAGTCTCTAAGTCGAAAGCCATCTCTCTACGTTGCATTAGATCAGCTTGCTCTTGTTCTGCCCTGGCTCTAGCTGAGTCTACCGTGTTTCTCCCAGACGCTACTCGTTCCCTAGTCTCTAGTTCTCGGCCCTTGTCTATAGACCGAGCCATCTCGGTCTTTTCTTTGAGATCAAGTTCCCGGTCTTTCCGCTTCATAGCTTCCATGTGCATATTCACTTGCCCCTGAATCTGAGTCTCAGTGGCCTTGAGGCCAATCTGATTCTTCTCAGAAGCCAACTGAATTGCTTGCTGTTGCTGTTGTGCAGCAGCTTGCTCTCGTTCCTTGGATTTGGTTCGGAGCTCTAAGCGAGACGGGATCAGTATCTCTCCAATATTAATATCTTGGAGCATTGTCCTGAATATCTCAGCCATACCCTCTTCACCAACGACTCCCATGATAGCTGGATTACCGGCGATAGCTTGTAGGAATTCCATTCGCTTCCCTTGCTCAGCAGCCTTGATGGTTAGTGCAGCGGAGCCTTTGCCTACTACTTCGATATCCCCGGTGTAGTTCAGTTCCGGGTATTTCTTAAGGTTCCAATAGAACTGTAACTCTACTCTCGGAATTATAACTCCATGGTCAATATGGCGTATAGCATCTTTGATACCCTTTGAAGCACTCTCAAGAAGCATGGAGAGGCCCGATGCCGTTTGAGCTGCTCCTCCAGTTCGCTCGTTACCATAAGCATACCTAGGAATACCTGTCGCATCATCTGCCCTTAGTTCAAACTCTTTATAAACGCTAAGTAACTCAGCAGCGATGGACGGAACAGTACTAAAAGTAACTGCTCTTCCTCCCGCACCAGTAGGATCAGAGGTAACTTGCCAAATCTTGAATGGAGTAATCTCAGTAATATCTCCTGCATCCGCTAAACGGTCTATGTAAATCTCAGCCTGTGGACCAGCAGCAGCACCCATGTTGTTTGCTAACGCTCTTGCTGTAGCGTTGCACATCCTCTGCTCTGAACGCATGAGATTCGGGAGGGATCGACCCCAGAAAGAACCTGGGCGATTCTGGAAAGAGGCTTTATAGTACGGGCGTCTCTTCATTGGATCATCATTGAGAAGCACTTTGATGACTGTGTTGCCAACTAGTATAGCCTCGATTTCTACTTCATCTGTGTCTCTCTTGTTTACCAGCTCGGACTCAGGATATCCCCAATCTCTAACAGACTTAATGCTAGCTGGTCCATGAAAATGTAGAGCATGAATAATATTACGATTAGAATGAAAAGAACTACCTCTGGCTTCTTCAGTTGCTTTCTCATCTTCAATGTCAGTATTCCACCAGTTAACAAACTCCGGTGCAGCATACTCTTCAAGTATCTCATCTATCTCAAAATCCTTATATCCGTTCTCTGCCCCCAGGCCCTTCATTGAAACTAGGTCTTTTCTCTCTAAACGCATGTGCTCAATTAGAGCGCCATCCCCTATGCGATTTGCAGAGGGAGACGGGTACATATCCAATGGGTTCACTGCTTTGTTGAAGAAGACATAATCATCTTTCTCAACTAGCTGTCCTTGGTTCCAAGAGCACTTCTTACGTTTAGTAATAATCGGCCCCTTGAGGAAAGCTGTTGGGTACACACAGAAATTGTCTACGAAGTCTGATAACGCTTCTTCCCAGTCTCCAGCGTCCAACTGATCCTCTATCATTTTCTCCATGTCCTTCATCTCGGACTTGGCAACCATCTTAATCTCTTCCCTGATCGTTTCCTTTACGTCTCTACGAGCTTTGTTCATCTCTCTGAGACGCATAGCTACTTTAGATGCGGGGGTAGGTGGCTTAGCTGCCTGGGAACCCTGGGCTCCCTGGGATTCCTGGGGGTTCTGGGTACTCTGAAGTGTCTGAGCAACAGCTTCTGGCGCTGCTTCGTTTGATGCCGGAGGAGGAGCACCTTGACCCGCAGCACCAGAAGTTTCTTTAGACTCTGCTTCTTTCTCAGCTTTCTCGAAATTAGTGAACTCTTCCTCCAGCCGCTTCTCAATCTCTTCCATGAGTTCAGGTGAGATGTCCTCAACTACCGAGGCGTTTACTTCCCACGCCCTTCCGTTCGAGGGCATTAGGATGTCTTTGATCCAGCTAGCGCAGGCTCTGCACTTAGTGGAAGTAATATTCATATAAATCAGAGAGCCGCCATCTGATCCAATCTTTGCTAAGTCAGAGGGAGAATAGGAACCATTAAACGCACGAAGAGACTCTAGCATTTCTTCTTCTATGCCTGAGTCCCGCCTAGCTGTCTTGTTCAGTTCAAAGTTATTAATTATGTGACCAGCTAGAGAAGAATTGAATTGCTCCATCCTCTCTGCTTCAAACTCTTGAGTAGCTTCGAGGGCTCCATTTGATAGAACCTCAGCAGCCACTTGAGCAAGCGTCTGGACAAATACTCCTTCTTTCCCCTCTATTACAAAGCTCTCTTCCATATTTCCTTCTGGGTATTTAGTTAAATGCTAATCGTATTGTTATAAAGTTCAGTTATATAGTAGCCGTAGTAATCAATTTCTTATACCCAGAAGTAGTTTGCTTTAGCTACGTTACGCTTCATAGCCATCTTTGGAGTATAGGCAAAGGTGTTACCAGCGAAGGTTAGTGCAATAGAATCAGCTATATCCGGGGAGTCTAGGCCACGTTTCTTCATGTCCTTCTTCGTGGATAGCTGTATCTGCATCTTGTTATTGTAAGCATAGGTCATTGCAGCTAGCTGGGATTTCAGATCATCGTTCTTTGGAAGAGACGCTCCGTTGCTCAGCCAAGTTCTCATTTCACCCCAGAGTTGCCCTCGAAGGTTGAAGTAAGTCTTCGGATCAGAGGACCGAGTGGACACTACTACCTCCACTACCGGGAGTCCAAGCTGTTTACAACGGTCATAGACCCCAGCACCAACTCCAATAGAGTCTACAAAGATTCGCTGTGGCATCCACTTACGATGATAGTCCAAGACTCTCGCTGAAACTTCCATATTGTCCAGGCCAGAGAATGTAGTAACATCAAGGAGCTTTGGTCCCTGTCTCAACGTGAGGACTGTCTTATCGCTCCCAAACCTCGCTACGTCCACTCCAGCTACTTTTTCAAAGTTAGCGTAGCTGCCCTTAGGCAAGTCGGATTCCATAGCTTGTTCAACGTAGTCCACTGGTATGAACTGATCTTCAGACGCCCTAGGGAACTGCGCTAGTACTCGGATTCTATAGAAGTCACTATCTTCTCCATAGAACTCCGCCATTTCCGCTATCCACTCCGGCTTTACCTGAGAACTTCCAGCAGCATGGAATGTCTGGAGAACCCATGGGTTTATCTCTCGGTCGAAGATTTCATAGAAACGCCCAGAGTTTCGGACTGGGTTGCTGGTCATTATGAAACGTCCCCCGGACCCAGTACCTAAAGTACCGTACAGCAAGTCAAAGACTCCCTCATCAATACCGGATGCTTCATCAGCAAGTATAATGTAGTTCTCAGCATGACCACCCTGTAGAGACTCTTGGTTCTCTGCTTTAGCCGTGACCAGATGGGCTGCTTGAGTTGGATTGCTTTTGAGGAAGACTCGTTCCTTGGTAATCTCAAAGAAGTCTTTGAACATCTCTGGCATCTTCATATGCCATTTGATAAGCTCGGTATTGAAAACTCGACCTAGTTGCTGGAACGAAGGAGAAGTAATTAGTATTCGACAATCAGGTAGGGTCAAAAGGAAGTAAAAACAAAGCCAAGTGAGACACGAGGTTTTCCCGGCACCCTGGCACGACTTGACGCAAATCCTAGCCCCTGGGGCATTTGCGGCTAATATCAGTGCTGACTGTTGCTCATCTGGTACAACCCCGAAAAGAGAGTGGATAGCTACGAGAGGATCATCTCGCCATAGCTTTATCAGTTCATTGTATTTCTGAGAAGGACTCATAGACCCAAGGTTAGCTTGGGTCGCTGGTACGGAGTAATGCTTAGTTGTCATCTGGGTATTACTCCTGAATTTCCCACTCTTCTGTTACGAGGTCGTCTGGTTCTGGAGAAACGTAAGTAACAACTCTGTCTCCAGAGACAACTTTCTTTGGCTCAGTTGGCTTCCCTGGCTCTCTGGTTTTCCCCTGGTTTCTATGCAACTCTCTTACCGCTCCGGTCTTCGCCATGTCGATTAGATGATCCAGTGCCTTGTTTGGATCAAGCTCAGTGACCTCGACCCGTTCGATAAATGCCCCGATTGTCTTGCCTAAGAGTTCAATGGTCTTCAAGATATGGGTCTTATTCCTAGGGTCCCCACTTTCCTTTAGCTGACTGAGCTGGTCGATCAGTTCGGACTGTACCCTGGCTTTACTTATGTCCTGGTCAATGAACCGCCTTTCCCTAAGCTCTTTGATATAAGACGCGACATTGGGAAGTGACCTAAGATACATCCCCCTCAGGGAACAGGCTTTTTCGAAATGAGGCTGAGCTTTGTTTGGATCATTCTTAGCGTATAGGAGTCCCACTTGGAGCCCAGCTTGTTCCAATGCTAACTGGTTCTCTCCGGTATGGACATAAACCCAAGCATAGATGGACTCTGCATCAGTGAGAGTGGTCTCCGTCCCAGAAGTTGAAAGTAAATCTAAAAACTGTTGGTTGATAAGGTTAGTGTTATGTAATACTTTAAGGGAATGCTGAGAACTGACTGAATTAATGGATACCAGGGCTCTAGTCTCTTTCATGTTGGTCAAGTTCTTCCAACATCTAGTGGCGATCAAACCAATGTTGTCAGTAGAAGTATTATATTTCTCAGCTAACTGAGTAACGGTAAGAGTACCCTCGGTGTATTCCTTGACGATTTGCCATTGTTTTTCTTGGTCCAGCTTAGCTGTGTCTAGGGTTCTCTTTCTAGTCTTGGATACCAAAGCACTCTGAGCTTTCCTTGGCTTCCTAGTATTCTTTTTAATTAATCTATTCTCTAGAGCCATGGACTCTTCTAGGTCTTTCCTAAGCTCATCTATTTCTTTTTGTTCTTCTCCTATGAAAGCAAAGGACTCTACTGAGCTGTCTATAGTGTCCTCTGGTTTTCCCTGGATGACACTAGGGTTGTCAGAGGAATTCGATAGATTCTCAGTTGTATTTCTTTTGGATTCCATAGTACTCTTTTGTATATACATTATTAAAGCTCCCTCCTAATGGTTCTTTACTTAGTAACCAGTTCTATAGTATATACTAATGTATTCTATGTATAGTATATACTA